ATTTTTAATTTGAATTTCTTTATCTCTAATAAAATTTTTAATAATAAAAATATTTTCTTTGATTTTATTTTCTTCGATTTCAAAATTTTGTAATTTTTCTTTACTTAAAATAATATTTCTTTCCGTTTTTTTGTTTTCTTCAATTTGAAGTAAAGAATTTTCATATTCAACAATTTTTTGTTTTAAAATTGCAATTTTTAGTTCTTCGTTTTGTATCAAAAGTGGAATACTATCAAGTTCTTTTTTTATTTCATTATATTTTTCGACATCATTTTTATCGTTCGTTAGTTTACCAATTTCAACTAAAACAAATTCCATGTCAATAGAATTTTTAGTGATTATATTTTTTATATTTATTACCTCATTTTTTAAAACTTCAATTTCATTTAGAATATTATTTTTTTCTTCAGTTTCAATTATTTTTATTTTTTTTGCAATATTAAACATCTCATTTTCTTTCAACTGAACCAAATTTTTTATTTTTTCTAAATGTTCTGGTTTATTTATTGGTTGACCACATAAACTACATATTTTACTTTTTTTCAAATCAGTAATTTCTGTTTTTAAATTAGAACCATCATTTTTTAATCTAAAAATATTTCCATTCAATATTTCAATATCATGTTCTTTTTCACGTATTTTATATTCAATGTCTTTAATTTTAAATTTATTTTCGTTTTCTTTTTGTTTATGTTCATCTCTTTTTAAAATTAAAGATTCTAATTTTTTTTCATCATATGTTTTTATTAATAATTTTGCATTATCATTTAACAATTTTTCACGTTTTTTTATTTCTAAGATATTATCTTCCCCATTTTTTATTTCATAATTAACATCTTCAATATTAAGATTATATATTTCTGAATTGATTCTATATAATTTTTTTGTTTGTTCTTCAATATACTTTTTTCCATTACTAATTCTATTTTGAATATTTGGTAGTTCAATAGTTTCAACGGCATTTAGTTTATTATTTAATTCATCAATTTCTCCACCCAATATTCTATTTTGTTCTTCAACAGATTCAACATTACAGTTTATCCTACCTTTTTCATTGATTCTCTTTTGATACAATTTAAAAACGTCTAATTTTTTATCAAAAATATCTAAACCAGCATCAAATAAAATAGAATCAATAAACACCGCCATATCATTTGATAATATTCTATTAAGTGTATCTGATGTGGTCATAACAATACGAATAAAATTATCATAATTACCAAGAATTGATTCAATCTTTTTTTGTGTTTTTAATCTATTATCATCATCTAATTTATCAATAATATTTTCATCATTCATATCATCATCTGGTGTAGAAAGTAAATAATAGTTTAATGTTGTTGAAACATTAATTATTTCACCTGATTTATTTTTATTAATTTCAGTTTTCCTTTTTAAACCATAATATTCACCGTTTACATCAATAACCATATAACCACTACATGAAGTAGCATCGTTTCTATTATTAACATATCTAATATCACCAAATTTCTTTTTTGTTTCAGTTTCTAATGTTTTATTATATAAAATATATGATATTAATTTCATTATTGTTGTTTTACCATGAGTATTCATTCCTGTAATTTGATAAAGACCATTCATATCTTTCCAATCAACATCCAATTTATCGTATGACATAAAATTAATACCACCAAATTTCACAATATCCCAACTAATGTGATTGTTTTCGGTTGTTTTTATTTCATTACTTATTTCATTATCGAGATTAATCACATCATTAATTGTTTTATCATCCACACCAATCTTTTTTAAATATTCTTTAAATATATTTTGTTGAATTTCAATATTATTAATATCATTTAATTCAACATCATTATTTACATCAATTTTATCTTCTTCAAGAAATTGATTTTTATGGGAAATGTTTATAATTTGACTATCAGAATATTTTGTTTTAATAAAATTGATTAATTTTCTTTCATTTTCTTTTGTTCTTGCTTGAGGTAATGTTAACCACAAAAATCTAATTTTCATGAAATTAGTATGATTTTCAATTTCAAAATCTAAATCATCAAAATCAGTAAATGGTGTTATTTTAATATTTTTAAATGAAAATTCATTTTCAATTGGAATTTCTTTATGTGTTTTATTTATAATATCCCATAAAATATAACCATGAAAATTATCATCACCTTCACTAAAATCTTGTGCAATTAATGAACCAGAATATGCTTTTGTGTTATTTTTATCAAGAAATTGCATTTTATGTATATCACCAAAAAAAGAAAAATCCCCTTTAAAATCCTTAATTCCAAAAAAAGAATTGCTTTTTAATTCAAATCCTGTTGTTGATTTAGAACCTGTTATGGGGTCATGAAATAAATCAATGTATATTTTATTAGAATCCCTATTCTTTAAAATATTTTTCCCTTCTTTAAGTAACCAAGGATTGTTTTTTAATTCACCATGATGCCAAACACACCAAATAACATTTTCATCTTCATAAAAACCAGTTTTATTATAATAAATAATTTTATTATTATCAAGTGTTTTTACAATTGCTTCTATTGAATCAACTCGTTTTAAATTTTTTTTACGACAATCATGATTACCTCTTACAATTCTAACGGGTGCTATTTCTGATAATTTTTTTAAAAATTTATTTGTCAATATTAATTGTTCACCCTGTAAGTCAAGATAATCATGTACTAAATCACCAACAATAACTATTCTATCTGGTTTTTCTATATTTAATGATGAAATTAAAGAATTAAAAACATTTTCATATTCTTCGTTTCTAGTTGGAATTTTACGAATGTGAATGTCTGCCAAATGACAAATTTTAGAAATTTTATTATTCATAGTTAAAGAATTTTAATTTTTACAAAAATAAAAAATTTTTTTTGATTTCAAAAAAATAATTAATTCTTGTCAAAATGGCACATTAAAATATAATTAACTGTAATTTTGTCACTTATGAATTATTGGTATTCTATTTGAAAGTTTGTATTTTTACAAAAAAATAACATTTATTAAAAATTTATAACTATGATGATAAGAAAACGAAATTGTAATCAAATTAAACCATTTAATTCATTATTCTTTGATTTTTTTGATGATATTTTATTTATGCCAATTAATGAAACTGAAAAATCACCAAATTATGATATTATCGAAAATGATAATAATTATGTTATTAACGTATCATTACCAGGTGTAAAAAAAGAAAACATTTTAATTGATGTTGAAAATAATAATTTAATATTAACAGCAGAACGTAATGAAAACAACGATTTGAAATATAATTATAAAAGAACTTTTTTTGGTAAATACGAAGAAATTTTTACACTTTCAAAAGATGTTGATAAAGATAATATTACCGCATCATTATCAGATGGTATTTTAATAATTACAATACCTAAAAAGGATTTTGAAAAAGAAAACAATAAAAAAAGAATTGAAATTAAATAATAAAGGGATGATTAATCGTCCCTTTATTTATTCATTAATAATACAATTTTTTATTTTTGTTTTTATATAATTAACCCTGTTACTTATAGTATTACTACTCATATTAAATTCTTTACCAATTTCACAATACGAATAACCCAACACATATTTCATTTCAAAAAATTTAGAATCTTGACATGAAACATCACTAAAAATATTATTAATTGTATTTGTTGTTTCAAAGCAAATTAAATTAGAATCATTATATTTCTCAAAATCAGTATAGTTTGAAGAATAATTATAAATTGTATCTAAACTTATTGTTACATTTTTATTATTTAATGAATATCTCCATTTATCAATAACGTAATTATTGGCAATACTAATAACCCAAGAACTAAATTTAGATTTATTAAAATCGTAACTATGTAAATTACAAAAAACACGCATTAAAATTTCAGAAACATCATCTTCAATATCAAATTCTGAATAAAAATTTTCTTTATTTTTTTTTCTTAAATAATTTTTTAAAAATGTTTTATATTTACAATATAAATTATTTTCAGATTTTTTATCACCATTTTTTATATTTTGAATCAATTCTATATCTTCCATTAAAATTTTTTTTAAGAACAAATTGGTCATCAATTGTTAAATTTCTAGCACTATATAATAAATCAACAATTTTATTCGAACCATTATTTTTACGATATTCATCAATATCTTCATTTGTTGGTAATTTTAATATTTTTATTTTATCTTCACATCCCACATAAATATTGTATAATGAATAATATAATTTCATTGTATTTTCATATGCATCTAAGTCTAACAATAATATAATATTTGGTTTATATTTTTTTAGTGTTAAAAACAATTTTGTTGAAATTTTTTTACCTAAAATTGGTATAGTATTAATTGGTATACTTAACATATCAAAAACACCTTCAACTAAATAAACAGTAGAATCCCAATTAATATATCCTTCATTAAAAATAATGTTATCTTTATTAATTTTTGGATTTAAATATGAGATAATTTTCTTTTTTTTATCATTATCATAATTTCTTGCAATAAAATAATTAACACCACCTTCTTTATTAAAAGAAGGAACAATTATTCTTTTTCTATATTTACCTTCTAAACAAAAACCAATTCTATATTTTAAAATTAAATCCCTACTAATTTTTCTTTCATTCACCATATAATTATATGCTTCAAAATGTTCAAGATTAATAGGATTCATTTGTGAAAAATAAATCATTTCTTCTGGTAATTTTAATTCAAATTCTTCATCATCATTAAAATTATCACTTTCTCTAGTTTGATAAGAATATCCATATGATTTATATTCCTCATAATCAATTTTCGTACCATATAATTTAATTAATCTACCTAATGAGCCAGAAAAGTTAGGATTATCACATTTCCAACACTTAAAAACACGTTTGGCAGTATTAATTTCAAGATTATATTTACCATCAGGATATGGTAAACCTTCATATTCTTGACACCTTGGACAACATACTTGTAACTGTTCAGATTCTAAATATCCTTTGACATCCTTAAAAATTCTATTAAGGATTGGATGTATTTCATATCCTTGTATTGTTACCATATGACACAAAAATAAAAAAAACATTCTATAAAAAAAATTTTTAGAATGTTTTTTTGTTTATTTAATATATCCAAATTAATATTTTTTGAAATCAATTAAAAAGGGAAAAAAGGTTATTAATCTATTTAAAAACCCTGGGCAATATATCCTAAAATTACCAATACCTGTATTTGGGTCAACACCCAAATTAATATGATTTGTTTGTATTTCATTGAATAATTCAATTACTTTACTTTTAATTAAATTATCATTATTATTTTCCGAATTTTTATATTTCTGAAATTCTTCATAAAGTTTTGAATAATCTTCCTTTATTTTTTCATTTTCGGCTAATAATTGTGATATTTGTTCTTCTAACCATTCAATACCCATTTTTTTATCATCATCAATTATTAACAAATCATCATCTTTTTTTTCTATAGAAAGTGGTATATCTTGTAATAATTCTTCAACCTTTTTTTTAGCCTTTAGTTCACGTTCTCTATGGGTTGATTTTTTTACAACACTTTTATTTGATGGTGTGTTTTTAGAAAAAACATTTTTTTTCATAGTTGTTGTTTTTTCTTTAGCCAATTTCAATAATTTATTATCCGATTTTGCCATAACTTATTTATTATCAATATTTACATTTAAATGTGCAATTAATCCATTTTCATCATTCCAAATGAAACCATCTGCACCTTTTATTTGACCAATATATCCCTTTTTGTGTAACCATTCATCTGTTCCTGTTAAACTGGATAAATATCTAATTGTAACACCTAATTCTTCATTTAAATTATTATTCTTATTAATTTCATATTTAATAGTTTTTTTTCTATGTTGATGCCCAATATGCCATTCATGATACTTTGTTTCACTCCACATTTGTTTAGATGGAATATCACTAGCCATAATCAAAGGTAAACTACTTTCTTTTTCTTCACTACCATGAGTAAAACCTAACAATACATTACCAAACTTATAATATTTTCTTGGTGATGCATGTGTATCAACAGTAACTTGTGTATCATTATTAAACCAAGCACTAATAAATTTACCTAAATAAAAACTTCTCTCATAATCATGATTCCCTGGTATAACCAACACATCAACAGGTACACCCGTTTGTTTTAAAAAATTAATTGCATCAACAATTAATCTACTACCAATATCAAATGTTTTTTGCCAACGTAAATCTTCGTCTTGTCTAGTACCTTTTGTTGTAGTATTATATATCGTATCTGAATTAAAAAAATCACTACCAATTGGAAATAATATTCTTGAATATGAAAAACCAACAGACCTTGCTAATAGTTGTTTAATTGCTCTTAAAAATCTACTTCTTGCAATTTTAGTGTCATAATTTTCAAACGTTTCACCACCCCATGCCAATTTACCAATATGTAAATCAAAAATTGAAATTTCTAATAAATTATTTTCTTTAAAATCTTTATTAATATTATTAATTTCTAATATTGGTGGTTCATAATTTTTTATCATATCAATAAACAATTCACCAATTTTTCTTTCGTGAAAAATTTTATTGTTCCTTATTAAATTTGCTTTAACTTGCCAATTTTGAATTGTTTCTGGTTTTTTTTGTTTCCAACTAGTAACATCCCATTTGTTAATTGTATAATTATTTACTTTCCATAATTCCAAATCAACATTTGCTTCCTTAAGTAAATCATCCAATGTTTTTATGGTTTTTGTCGTTTTTATTTTACCATTCCATTCAATAATACTTAAATTATTATCATCAGAATATTTAACATCGATTTCCTCTTTTGAATCTTCTTTTATTTCTTCATTTTCAGTAAAAAAAGTTGATTGTTTAATATAATTCAAATAGGCACTATTAAACAAATTAAAGGAATCAACATCTAATTTATTTTTTTTATGTTTTTTATAAACATCTGATTTTACGTTTTTTACATATGTGCTTGCAAAGCCAAAATCTAATGACGCTTTTCTAAGAGAAATTTTATTTTCAAGAGCATAATTAATAATTTCAATTGCTTTTTCTATTCTTTCTATTGTCATAATATTAAAATTTTTCCAAAAATATAAATTATTACAACACCATGCAAATTTTTTTAAATGAAATAATTACCAGATTCTTTTAAAATCTTAATATTTTCTTCAATTTTTTTACATTCATCTAAAAAAGATAATTCAATATCTAATGTTAAATTAAACCATTCTCCTTCCATTCTTAAATAAGAATATTTTCGTTGTAATGTTTTTTCTATCAAATTTGCAAATTCTGATTGGTATATTTCAACCAACTTTAATTTTGAAGAATTTCCTGTTTGTAATTGATTCAATCTTTTATTTGGATGTTTTGATAAACCTATCTTATAAAAACCATCATCTAACGATTGAATTAAATAAATATATCTCATTTAATAATTCCCAACTTTTTTAATCCAGCAAAACCAACAGCATAACTATCAGACATATCAAAACAAATATCTTTTGGTTCATTGCCGTTTTTTTTATAAAACCATTCAATTTCGGGTTCTAATTTACATACTTTTTCCCAGATATACAACTTTTTTTTCTTTTGATATTCTGGTGGAAATGATAAAGTTTCAACTAATTTATTTTTTATTTTTTTTGTATGAACCAATTCTGTACAAAAAAGTTTTCTTGATTCATAAACACTAATTTTCATTGGAAATTTTTGAAAAATATTATATAATATGTATCTACAAATACCATTAAACCCAAATAACAATGCTACCGTATTTGCATTATTGCTTCCACCTAATGGTTCTTCAACAATAATATGTTCTATTTTTCCATTTAATTTCTTTTCAATTTTTTCTTTATATTCTAAAGCATATTTCTTAAAAATATCCGCTTTATGTAAATCTCTATTATCAACTTGAATATTTTTATCAATTTTTAATTCAAGGTGTTTTAATTCAATTAATTTACCCTTATCATTCCATAATGCACTACCAATATTTGTTGTGCTTATATCTAAAGACCATATGTATTTTTCCATTAATATTAAATTTCTTTATTATCATCTATTAATTTTTGTATTTCTTTCGGTCTTTTTAAATATAAATTAATTAAATCTTCAACAATACCACCAATTTTAATAGATTTACCCATACAAAAATTTTTAAATTTTTTATGTAGTAAACCATTTATTATAATTGATTTGGGTTTTATTACATCGTTAGCCATTTATTATAAAATTTAATTTTAAAATTTATTTTTATAATAAATACTACGTTTTTATAAAAAAATGTAAATTTTTAGTATTTTATTAAAAATCAAGTGCAAATAATATTGTTTTTGATATTGTTGAATCTTTTTGTATTGGATTATTTAGTTTACCAATAGCAACCAAATTTTTATTTTCATCATATAAACCAACTTCACTAATATATACACTTGATGTACCATCCCAAGTTAAATTATTTGACGAATTAAATTCGTTTAATGCTAAATTAATTGACATGTCTAATACATAAACATCTGCCTTTATATCAGCAGTTACATTACCCAAAAAAAATGTTTCCTCACCAAACGATAATTTATCCGTTTCGTTTTTAGATGGATATTTTAATTTATATAATATATCTGGATTATTAAGTGTGTATGATGGATTATTATTTTTTAATTCAACTCTAATTTTTTTATTATATAATTCATTACCAGTAAAATATTTAACAGTTCCATGTCCAGGAATTTGATTAGTTACGTTTTTATATTTCCAAACATTATTTCTTGGTTGATTTTCTTTTACTGTTTGATATATGATATATAAATCGGTTGCACAATAACCAAAACCATTATTAAAATCATTTAAAAATATAAACTCATTTTTATCAAATTCAAACAATAATTCATATGTATAAATATTATCGGTTTCAACTGTTATTTTATTAATATAATTACAGTGAATTGCACTTGAATATCCATCCTTTTTATTAATCAATGCATATGTTACATAAATATCGTATTTCATATTATAATATTATATTTTAACTAATTTTAAAATTAGGTAAAGTCCAAGACCTATTTGATTTATAAGATAATGCAAATAATAATTCTTGGTCTTCAATAACAAATATCTTTAAATCGGGAAATACTTTACCCACAACATTATCCCAATTATCACACAAATCATAATAATTAATATTTAAAGATTTAGTATCACCAGTTAATAATTTTAATCCATTTTTTGGTGTTAATGTTAATCCTAATTTTGGTGTTATATTTTTATGCCACATTATTGTTGGTATTTCCAATTTAACATTATCTAATAAAAATCCCTCACCATATACATTTGCGGGTGAATTATTGGTATAATGTATAACACCTAATTTTTTATATGTTGGATTTTGATTTTGAATATAAGATACAAAACCACCCATTGATTTGTTTTTAAATTTCGTATATTTTAAATTATTAGTCGAAATTCCAATAATTTCTTCGGTAAAAATTATTGACATATTCCAAAACGGAAAAACAATTGTTGGACATTGACAATTTTCTAAAAAATTAATTACACTATTATCAACATAATCAGTTTGCGACATATTAAAAACAGAACTACCACTATATGTTAATTTGTTAGGAAACACAATTACTTGATTAGTTTTTCCTGTTATAATACTTGAACTATAACCACTAAAAATTGGTAAATCCCTATCAACTTTAACAAAAATATAATCATTATTATTTTCAAAAATTTCTTCAATTTTGTAAATTAATATTGGATTTGGTGTGTTTTTATTTATATTATCTGCTGTTGTTGTATTTACTGACCACATTATTAATATATAATCATCAACCAACAATTCATCATATAATATACCATCATTTCCTTTATATAAATTTAATGAACTACCACCATTTATTTCAGATGGTTTTACAAACAAATCACTTCTTTTTATATGATTACTATCTATAATAAATCCAGTGCAACCACTATTAAAAAAACCAATAGAATCAATTGAATTTTCTACAGTATAATTTGTTATTGGAATTGATTGTATTTCATTATAACTATCACCATTAAAATTACGTGGTATTGATGATATTATATTTGGGTTTTTATCAAATGCATTTAATATAACAGAATCAAATCCACTATAATCTGAAGAATCTTTATTTATTTCATTAATTAACCTATAATCAATTTCACTATCACCAACAACAAAATATTTATAATTTAATTTACCTTGTGAAAGTAATTCCCTACCCTTAGACGTTAATTTTATATTAATTACTGTTGGGTCATTTTTATCAATAAATCCCATATTATTTATTTGTTTTAATATAAATACATTAATTATTAAATTTTAAAAAAATATTAAAAACTACTACCACCAGAAAGATTTGCTCTAATTGAAAACTTATTTTTCCCAACTATTCTTATTGGAATTTCTGTGCTTCCAATATAACCTATAACTGATGTTAGTTCAATATATCCATTTGTATTTCTAAATGAAACACCCTCATCTTCATCATCAAAATTATAATTAAAATTAATAAAAACATCTTCTAAACTTTTTATAGTAACACTACCTTCTTTTGGATTTGGTATTGTTTCGGCAAAACTATTATATTGTGTATTTCTAATTGCAGTATAAACCGAATCCTCAAAAATTTCATCGTTTTCTTCTTCATTATTATAATCAAAAATTTTAAGTTTAGTTTCATTATCAAAAGTATTACCAGGAATTTTACTATTTTCACAACTAACCTCTAAATGATAGTTAAAATTGATTAAAAAACTATTAAAAACATTATAATCACCAAGACTACCAACATAACTAATTTGAACACTTGACCTATAATTATCAATCTCTCTTGCATTTATTAGTTTAATGCCGATATTGTTTGTTGTTTTAACTGTTTTAATTTCCCCATATCCAAAACCAAAAGGATTTTTTGCATATGCTCTATAGAATACGTTCGTATTAGGTATTAATTTTTCAATATATAAATCAAATAAAAACGGAATAGTATTAACAGATACATTATGTTTTGATATTACAATATCTTTTTTGGTTTGATAAAATAATTCATTTTCATTTCCTAATGTTGGGTTTTGGGTATATATTAATCCATGTTCAAAAACTAATGATGGGTCAAATCCACCGCTATTTGTTATTGTGTTTCCACTAATATCAACCGACATATCCCCAACATTTTTTGCTTCACCAGTTAAAATAGTAGGTATTTGATAAATTATTCGTTTTGTTAGTCCACTATATATATTATCACCACGATATTCAACACCATCAATTATAAAAAATGACCTATATCTATAAAAACTATTTGGTGTTAAACCCGTAATGCTATATGAATATTTATTTTCGCTTAACGGTCCTGTCTTTAATGTTGTTCCACTCCATGCCATGATTAATTATTTTATTTAATATACCGAACAAACTATTGATTCTAATGTTTTATCATTACCTAATACATATCCACTACCACAAAGGGATTTGATTGTAATTTTTGAAATTCCAGATTCTCTTTCTTTACATTCACTTATTGCATGTGTCATAAAACTATAACAATCACCATATCTAACTACTATTGGTGGAATAGTATAATTACAAGAAATTTTACAACCAAATTTATCACATATGGTTTTTTGATAATAAGTACATCCATTACAATAAACAAAAATTTGTGGACCTAATGAACCTAAATATATACTATCTCTAAACATACAATAATTTAACACAAAACAAAATTCATCATCGGGATTTTGAACTGGTGTTAAATAACCATATTTAGTTACTCCAATATAAGGACTACAACAATTATCTGGATATCCTACGCTTGGAATAAAATAAGTAGTAATTCCTGTTATATTAATTTCAACTGGTGGTATATATTTTTCTTGATATATTTTTATTGTTTTCGAATCACCAATTGTTGGCGTATATATAAGGCAACCAACACATTGATTATTTAGATTTATATTTTCTTCAATTATTATTTTTTGATTAATTCCTGTTGGACTAGGATATGTTGGTTCATCCGCAATAACCCAAGGTGTAATAATATTTTCACAACATATTTCATATGTATTTGTATATTCACCATAAATACAAAGATTAATACAACCACCAATTGATGGAATATGTATATAACCATCAGAACATACCGAATAATTAATAGGTTCAACAGTAAAATTAATATCATTTGAACAAATATATTCGTATTCCATACCATAAAGGTCAATTTTATCATAACCAATAATACAACAACCACCAGCAGAAATAATTTCTGTTTGTGTGATTTCATTATGTTTTGCTGTTAAACCACAATATTCTGGAATTTCAATACAATAAATATTACCTACAGCACAACGTAATGGTTCACATACAATTGCTCTGTATTCAAACAAAGCATTTGGTGTTATTTCTATTTTTGGTATTCTATAGCAATTAGTTGTTAAACTATTATATTCTATTTCTTCATTCCAAGTATCCGAACCCAATTTTCTATATTGAATACCATATGCAACAATATCACTATGACCAGATATGTTCATACCACCAGAATTACAAATATATGCTTTATTATCACCCATAAAAAAACATTATAAATTATTTAAACCAATTGGTTCTTGTGTTACCATATTTTTATTTTCACCATCATAATAATAATCATCCTCACTATTTGTTGCTTTTATTGTTTCAACATATAATGATGGTGTTTCTAATTCTTGATTTATTTTAAACATAGCACCATCATCACCAAAATATTTTAAAAACCCATAACCTCTTTTATCAACATAATTGTTATTATTATTTATACCCCAATATAAATTAACACCTCTTTTATATGTAAATTTTTGTCTTGTAAACAAACTATTACGAACAAGCAATCCATTCTTCTTTAGAATTATTGTTGCCGACAATATTTGGTCAATAAACCTTTGAAAAAACGCATTATATTTGTTTAAAAAGGGATGAAGATTTCTAAAGGTATATCCATTAGATAAAAACGGATTGTCTTGACTAAGTTTTGCTCTTTTAAGATATATTTCGTATATTTTTTGAACCGTTGGATACCACCCACCTTTTGAATTTGTTACAACCTTCCTTGTTCTAACATTTATTAATTTTCTTTGAATTAATTCTAAAAATTCAAGAAATGATAATTTACTAATATCACCTAAATCAAAACTATCTGAAACAATTGGAGTAAATAATTCATCACCACCAACAAGATAATAAACACTAATAACCATACCAATTCTTAAAAATTTTGGTAAAAATATTTCATATGGATTCATTATGTTTACATCATAATCTTTATACGGTTCTAATGCAACACCGTCAATTAATATTTTGATTTCTTTAGCATCTTTTATTTTATAGTTAAGTTTTAATACACATTTATTAGCAGATTCATTCATATAAATTTTACTTGTATTAAAACTATGTATTTTAATTGTTTCATTTTTTAAATTAACAGTTTCACCTGTTGATGTAATATATGAATTTAAATTACCAATATTAACATTAATATATGCAATCTGTACATCGCTTTTATTTTCTAATACATAATTATAAACATCTTTATTTGTTATATAAATCTTATTCGATTCTTCATCATATGTATAATCACCCTCTATTCCAATACCTTTTTTTGTTAAAGCAATACCATTTACTGTCAATTGAACATCCCCTGATGATTTTGTTGGTAATTTGATGAATTTTTTATTTGAAAATTGTTCAATATCAATATTAATTTTAGTAACAACATAATCAACAACAATATTTATGGGATTTGTTGTTTTACCTGAATGTACAAATGTTATTTGAACAACGCCATCAAAAGAAGTAGAACCTGTTAATTCATTTATAACTAATTGATTATTATTATTAATAAAATAATCAGAATATGTATTTACAGTAAAACCCGTTGAACCAGTATTTCCACTTTTTGGTGGGTTTAATAATATTCCATTATATCTTACTTCAATATCACCTTCATATGTATAATTAATTGGTAAATCAAATATACCATTAGCGTTTTCGTTTAATACAACATTAACATATGAATATGACAAAGCATATCTTGAATTATTTGCAGGAAAATCGATATCTTTAACATATGTAAACACATCATATTCAATACCTCGTGCAGTATCTAAAGCAACATCAACTTCTTTTGTGTTAATAATCAATCTATTATCTTCTTGATAATATTGTGGTGTTGTGTTATGAATTCTTATTGTTGAACCAGTTTGTATCCATGATTTTTTATTATCAATTGTTTGTTTTAGATTAAAACCCGCCATTCGAAAAACATCCAAATATTTTTGCCCAGAATCCAAATCACCAGAAATTTGAAAATAAAAATCATTAGTTTCAAGTGGTGCTTTTGGATACCCAAAATTATCATAGGGTAATGAATTTGTTGGAAAATCTCTTTTTGAAAATGGTACTGTATTTGGATTAATTTTTCCACCAACAGTATAAACATATTCTGTTATATTAATAAACGGTTCTGGTATTCCAATCAATAAAAACATTGATTTTATTGATTCACGAGTTCCTTTAGATTTCCAAAAATAGTTAGTATTATTTAAAATTCTATGCCATAATTCTAAATCAACTTCTGCTGGTAATAAATCTTTATTTAAATTTCTTTCGTTTTCATCTATCGTTAAAAAACTTTCCATTAATTCTTTTTCATTAACCAATGAAAAATATTCCCAACCTAAAGTTTTTGCCATATTTGCAATCAATTGATTTGGAATTGAATTAATTTTATCGTATGAAATTTTATTAATATAAACTAACGAATCAATAAATTGCCTAATTTGGTCAAATTCCCAACCATATAATCTAAGCAATTTAATCATTTTTTTATTTTCGGTTAAATCATATGTTTTTAAAGAACTTGGAGTTAAAAATCTATTTATTAAATCTGTTTTTATTAAATCATATTTACTACCAATACTTAAAACAATTTCCAAAAATTTTCTATATAAGGAATTATCAATATCAATATTATAACCATCACTAGTTGACCATAATATTGATGTGTTTACATAAATTATCTCACCATTATCCAATAAAGTTGGATTTTTTAAAATAAAACTAAAACCATCGTCTTCAACACGTTCAGATAAAATATATTTTTCATATGGTTTTAATTTTGCTCTAAATTCTTCAAATTTTAAATTATTTGGTTTTATATGAAATTCTATACTACCATCTTCATTATTATTTATAATATTTAAAGGATTTCCTTCAACAGTTATAGTGATAAAAAGTTTTGTTTTTGAGAAACCTGAAAATCCAATTACTTTATATTGTTTGTTTGATTCTGTTGTTGTTATCACATAATCATTATACGATAAATTTAAATTTTTCAATATATTTTCATCATTTACTTCATTATTATCGGTTGAAATTATTAAATTAAATAAATTGTTAATTGAACTTATCGGAATTGAAAAAGTAGATTGGTTTAATTCTTCATCATAGTTACCATTTTTATAAGTAGTGTTATTTTTTTTATTATTAACATATAAACTAGCAGGATATTTTAATATTATATTTTCAATTGAAACACGTAAAAATTCATAAGTTGAACCAAATTTAACAAAGGTATTTAAATTAGAATTATCTAAATTAAGAACTAAATTTGTTGATATGTTATATAATAATTCGGATTGTTCTATTGTTAAATCCATTGTTTCTAATGTAACTGGTCGAACAAAGGTTGTTAAAGTTTTTGAATAATCAATAACTTTTCTATCCTCAAAATTTGATGTTACATTAAAAGAACCAAATGAAAATACTGTATTGGATGGAGTATCAGTAAAATTACCACCAGTTAAATTAGAACTTAAATTACGATTAACTACTTTTACTTTTGCCACAAATAATAATTTTATTATAAATACGATAAACAAAAAAATCCCAAACAATTAGTTGGGATTTAAATATTATAATAAGAAATTAAAAATTATTGTATTTCACTAATAACATCATCAAAATTTTGACTTGCATCAATATTTGTTCTCTTTTCTTTAACTTCAAATAATGAAACATTTCCAATATCATCTTTTATTTCAAAAATATTAAATTGTTTTGTAATCACCCTATTTTTATCATAATATGTTAAAATACCATTATCGACATCTTTAATTTGTTCACCACCAATTAAATCGGATAAAGTATCTATTGTATTTTCAACAAGTTCAACTTCAATAACAACAGGATTAAAAAAGGTATTTGATATTATAATATCTTGATTAGGTATTCCAATATATGGAGAAAGATTTGGTTTAATATCTGTTGAACTACTTGGGGTTAATTGAAGAAATAACAACGAACCTGTATCATCAAATTTATATCTTGTTGCTTTTTGACTAGTATTACCAACATTTTCATTTATTGGTACAACCCTATTAGAACTAACAATATATCTAACAACATTTCTTATCTTATTATTGGTTAATGTGTTTATATATTCAACACGATAACCTTGCATTGCATTATTTCCTCTTAATCCTTCGGGTAATTTGTTAACATCAATAATTAATCCTCTTATGCTTGGTAATGCTGATAATGGTGCAACATCACTTATATTAACAATAAAACTTTTTGGTTTTATATAAATTGTATATATTCCCAACTGATTAAATATTGTTGCTGGTAATTTTAAATTATATAAACCTTCTAAAATATTATTATGTTCATCATCATCATATTCCCATTCTTCTTCAGGTAAATAATTATATGATAATAAATCTGAAGAATTTAATCTAAAAATATTATTGTTTTCAGTTTCTCTATCAGGAACATAATTATAAAAAATGTCAATATCATTAATATTAACATCTGCTGGTCTTGTTATTCCATATACACCACAACCCATATTAAAAAATTAATTATACTTATTATTATCAACAATATTAAAATATTTTCCACTTGCATATGTTAATAAATCTAAAAGATTATCAATAAATTGAAGTTTATGATTATCAACAAATGCTGATTTTTCTTGTCTTTCTATAAATACATCATTATATATTTTTGATTTATTTATTACATTTTTCTTATTTAAATCTTTATAATAATTTTTATCAACATAATCATTAAGATTTGTTTGGGGTATATATTCAAAATATGTTGTATTTCCTGTTAAATTATCTATATATTTTATACTATTAATAAAATAAACAACCGAAACACCAGATATTGAATTATTAAAATCAACACCATCATTATTTAAATTACCATTACCAAAATATTGTTCTTCAAAAATATTAGTTAATCTATATTTTTTCAATTCATTTAATCTGCTATTTTTAGTAATACCTGTTATCATTATAATATTGTATTGATTCTATTAAGTAATTCGTCATAATTAAAATTTAAAAGGGTTTTTAATCTTTTTTTTATGGTGTTAACATCAACATTTTCAAAATTTTCATCATCAATATTTATTTCCAATCCTTTTTGTCTTAATTTAATGTTATTATTATATCTTAAATTTTCTTTTAAATGATTATTATAATTTAATAATAAATATGGTTCTTTTTGTTTTTCTTTCACCGTTTTTATCATTTCATCTATATTTCTATTAAATTGAATTTTGACATCAATCGGTAACATTGAAAAAACATACATTCCATTCATATCGGTATATAATACAATATTTGAGTTTAAAAATGCGTTTGCTAATAATATACTATATACCAAAAAAATTATTTTATCAGAAATATTGTTTTCGATATTTTTTTCTGTTTTAAAAACATATAAAATATTATAATCCATAGTATACTAATTTTTTTAAATATTTTAAATTTTTTCTATACATTGGTTTTTTATCCAATAAATTATTTGTGAAATTATTTAATAATTTAATTCTAGAATCAATAGTTTCTATATTAAATTCCATATTAAAACAATCAACCAATTCCATTTCTTGATTGTTTTTATTAAAAAAAACATCTAAAATTAAATTATCGTTTAAATAAAATAATGAATGTTCTTCAAATAATTTAATTTTAACATTACTAAACAACGATTTAATTTCATTGAATGTTTTTTTCTTGAAAATGACAATATCAACATCACCAACCACTAAATTTGTGTCATAACCCAATTTATTAAAGTGATAATAATCAGCAATACCACCAGCAATAAAAAAATCGTTAATATTAATATTATTTACCAAAAATTTTATTATTTCAATATGTTTTTCAAATATTTTCATTTATTATTAAAACTTTTTAAAAATTTATTTTCGTCTTTATGTTTAATTGTCATAAAATCAAAATCATTTAATGAATTTTCAAACATTTCTATATTTTTTTTATATTTTGGGAAATTTTTTATTATTTTATTTCTTATTAGTACAATAAAACTACCAACATATTTATTTTTACCCAATAAATGCGTATAACCATGCATATTACCTGTTTGATTGTATCCATATTTTAATATATCGCTTTCTGGCAATACTTCATATATTTTTTTATTTAATTTTTGAGATAATGAATATAATGTAAATTGTTCAATATAATTTGATTGATTTTTTATTTTTAAAATTCCTTTATTTATCAAATCAATCATTTTTTTTACATTAAGAAGATATTCATTAAAAAATTCCATATTTCTAAAACCAACAACACCACAATTATATGATATAATTTGTGAATATTTTTCATATGATTTTTCTATTTTCTTTTTATCAATAAAATCATGTTTCTCTAACATATCAATGTTTGAGAAATAAAAATTATTATAAAATAACGATTTTGATGTTTCTATTGATTGTACAATACCATCATATGTTTTATTATTTATATATTCAGATAACAAATCTTTAAAAATAAAAACATCACCTTCAATATGAATAAACGGTTCTTTTTGTTTTTCATAAACATTAAATTTAAAAAAATCCCATTCATTTAAATAATTGTAGGAATTTATATTATTGTTTTCATCGATAATAATATTGTTATCGTATGGTATATATTTTAATATTTTATCATACGCTAATTTATTAGAATATATTTCAACGTTTCCATAAAGTTTTTTTATTGTTAAATAACTTAATAATAACGAATAAAAATTTAATAAATATATATTACTATCGTTAAAATTTTTAGTATCTGTTTTCTTATCTATTTGATAATATGTTTGTATTATTTTCATAATAAATTGTTTAATCCAACTGGTTCTATTGATTCTGTTTTATTATTTTTATATCCATATTCATAATAATAATCATATTCATCATTAACAATTTTATCAGAAACCACATCAAAAAAACCTAAATTTTCAACATCTTGATTTAATAAAAATTTTATATTATATACTTTTGTTAAATCTGGTATTATAATATATGTATTCCCTGTAGAACTTTCAGTTTTACCTGTTGTTAATGCTTGTAATATTTTTTTCTTTATTACTTCCACAATCAATATAATTAAATTTCCACATTTTTTCTCATTAAAATTTTAATATCTTTTTCTGGATATTTTATTTCAAACATTGAATCTTCTGATGAATATATTGTATTATTAATCAAAAGAATTTTTCCTGTTTTAACATCAGATATTTCTTGTGATATTGTATTGTGTGAATAACCATTACCAACTTTATTGTAAACACTAATGTCTATAACATTAACAACACCTGAAACCGAAAGTATTTCTGTTTGTAATTTTCCAATAAAAACATCTTTATTCATTTCAGAATTATTAACATCAAAATATTTTTTCACAACATTAATAACACCATTAGCAATTTGATTGTCGTTAATATTATCAACATATATATCAATATCAAATGCTAAATTAAAAATTTTACCATCTTTAATTTCAATATAATCATTAATCATACGAAATTGTGAAAGATATTCAGCAATATTTTGTTTCAACAAATCGTTACTTTTATTTGAAAGTTTACCATCCGAACCAATATTAATAATTGAAATAATCACTTTATTATTTTCTTTATATGCATTTAGTCTAAACGGTGAACCAAATTTTCCTGGCATTTTATAAACTTGTAACAAATAATCATTTAATGTAACATCTCTATATTGACTAGAAAAATTATATTTTATTAAATTTCTAATTTGTTCAACAGTTAAACCATCATTACCACCAATTGCTGGTATTGGATTATTAACTTTAATACTATCACGAATTTGTCTATTTAGTGTTTCTAAACTACCATTAACAACTAAATTATAGTTACTAATTTTTGTTAATACGTTACTCCCAATATTAGAATTACTACCACCACCAGTTCTATATTTAACAAATAATGTATAACCACTTTTTAGTTTTTCACCTAACGATGTATTATTTAAAAAATTTTCAAGAAAATATTTGTTAGTAATACCATCTTTTAATAAACCATCACGAAATGCATTATTTGTAGCATCGCCTGAACCAAAAGTTAACTTACAAAAACCATTTGGTGTGAATTCTTTTATAAATTTTTTAGTTACATCAATCCATTTACCAATCTTTAAATCTGATTTTGGATTTGAATTTTCAAAATCTTCAACAAATACTCTTTGCTGTGCTAAATAATCAACCTCATAATATCTAATTATTGAATTTTTAAAATCGTTATCTGTAACCTCAACATTAGTACCTTCCATTAATATAACACTATCTATACCAATAATATTTGAATCTGGTAGTGTTATTGAAAAAAATGGTACAACATCACTTGATGTAATAACTTTTCTATAGATTTGTGAACTACCATTAAAAACAACATCTCGTTTTGTAACATCGTAATTAATAATAATACCATTAGAATCTGTATTAGGTATAATTCTTCTATTTTTAGGTAAACTCCAATCTATTTTGTTTTGTGTTTCAAATATTTTACCACCACCAATTAATTGTGCGCCTGATTCTAAAATAGGATAATAATTTGGGTCTGGTTTATCACCAAGTACAGGTATTGTCACAGTAAAATCAACTACTGTCACTGATGGTCTTTTGGGTGGTATATTAAAACCCATATTTTTAGCAATATTAAGTATTGATGATATTTGTTGAGCATTATCCAATTGGGTTTCTTGAAAAACTCTATCGGTATTAATTGCTAAATTATTTGCAACACCAGCATTAATATCAATAAGCATAGAACCAACACTAGAATCACTAAAATCACTAAGAACATCAGAATATGATTGTTTTATCATTGAAATTAAATCTTCTCTAATTTCACCAAATGTTCTACTCCCATATTTAATTATATTATCACTCATAATTTATTTATATTATTATGTTAATATTACCTTCTTCTTTATAATAACCATTATTATATCTAAATTCAATATTTATATTTAGTTGATTATCTAATACTTTATTTTCATCATCACCATCAAAATCAAAACTAACATTTGTAATTTCAATTTCAGGCATATACAATGATACAGTATCTCTTAAATTCTTTTCAATATTATACGCAGTTGTATCATCATTAAATTCAAATACGTGTTTCAACAAATTAGTACCAAAATTAGGGTCATAATATCGTTCACCCTTTTCTGTTGTTAATAACAAAATTAAATTAGAAATATATGAATCTTTAGTTATAATATTTGTTTTTAAAAATTCGTTAGTGTTTTTATTATCTTCAAAAGGATATTTGATATTAAGAGAATTCATTGTTTTTATTTTTTTATAAATACTAACTAAAAAAATCCAAACATAATGCTTTGGATTTAAAAGGATAAAAACTAATAAAAAAATTATTTAATCTTATATTTTTCTTTTATTTTAATTATTAGACTATTCAAATTTTGATTATTTTTTATTTCTTCATTATACTCATTCTCAATATTTTTTAAATATGGTATTAATTCATTATTAATAATATTTTCTATTGATTTATTAATATTCAATAAATTTGCAATTATTTTATTAAATAAATCATCTTTCTTTATATCTTTAATTGTTTCATCAAATATTTCATTCATTTTAATATCGTTTTCATCAATATTTTTTACACCAAATTTATTTAATTTATCAGATATTTCATCGTTTGATAGATTAATATTAATTTCATCTGCCATTTTATTAATTTCACCAATTTTTTTTGCTGCATCTGAATTAAAATCACCAGAATCTAAAGCATCTTTTAAATTTTTTAAAAAATCCATATTTCCCATAATTATATTTTTTTTATTGTTTCCATTTCAATCCCATGAAATTTCCAAACTTCATGTGTTTGATTATATTCAATTCTTTTTATAAAACTATTAATGGTGAATCCAATTAATTCACCATATTTGTTTTTAATGTATACAGATTTAATATTTACCAATTCATTAAAAATATTTGAATTATTATCAACTTCATTTATTTTAAACTTTAGGGGTATAAAAAATTCCAATTGCCTTTCATTAAAGTTAATTTTTTTTACATGTAAAAATTCTGTTATTTCTTCAATTTTATTAATAACATCTTGTTCTGTTTCACGGTATATTGTTAAAGGAAATTTTCTGTTTTTCCATGATTTTTTTAATTCATAATCATCGTTAATTTTTTTGTCTAAAAAATTAGCAGATTGGCTTAATCCTAATTCAATTGGTGTATTATTGAATATATATAATATTTCATAATCATCATCATTGGTTTTCCTTTCAACCAATTCTAATTCTAAAACCTCACCCATTGTTTTACCGCTATGTTTATGTTTTTCATCAAAAAATCCAAAATGTGCATACCTTCTACCATGTTCATCTTTAATATTCACACCATCATCCTTTGAATTTCTATCTTTAAAAAATAAATGTTTATCTGATAGTACAACAAATCTTTCCTGTGATGATTTTAACATGACATCATCAGATTTTTTTAATAATTCATAATATTCTTTAATATATTTACTATCACGTATTCCAACGTAAAATTTTTCTAATAATTCATTTCTATGCCTTTTACGTTGAATTTTTTTGTCCTTTTCTTTTGTAATATTAGGGTCTGCTTTTAATAATTCAATTTCAGTATTAAATAATGCAATGCTTATTCTAATAAGAATTGAATAAAATTTTAAATATAACCAAAATATAAGTTTTTTAAACATTCTTCTTTATTATTTTTAACTTTTCTTCCAATTTATTATTTTCTTCAATATATTTATTAATATCCAAAGATAATTTTTCGTTTATTTTTTTCAATTTTTCTATATTTTCATAACTATATTGTTTTTCTGTATGTTCATTAATAATTGATATTATTTTATTAATAGTTTCATTAGTTGGCAAAATAATTTTATTATCCTTTTTATTAAAAAAATCATTAATATATGTTATTTTCATAAATGATTTAAATAAAAGACGATATTTTTGTTTTGTCATCCCATCTTTATAATATTCTAAAAATTTTTTAACGTTATTTCTACGTTTTCTATTATCATTAATTCTTTTAAAATAATTTAAAATTATTTTCATAATTATACACCTTTTATTTGTTATTTTTATTGATTATTCTTTTATAAAAATCTGCACGTTTTTTTGTAACATTTGTTAAATGATATTCATCCTTAAAATCATTATATAAATTTTCACCCAATTCTTTTCTTAAATTTGGGTCTAAAATTAATTTTTTTAAGTTTTTTATCCAATATTTACGTGCATTTTTTTCTGGTGGTATTAATATACAATTCTTCATATGTTTCCCATGAATATTATATGGTGGTATATCACTACAAACAATAGGTAATTTTCTACTCCAACATTCAACTTGTTTTAAATTTGATTTTAAATGATTGAATTTATTATCTGATAATGGTGCTAATACAATATCCGTTTCATCTAATACTTTAGCATAAATATTTGCTTTTTCAGTCCATCTACGAGCATAATTACCTTCATTATCATACTTAATATTTCTTTCAAAATTCATTAACCACGATAAATAATCTTCATTCTTTATCATATTGTGATTATCGGTTAAAATTTTCTCATATTGATAATATACTGATTCTTCAGACTTAATACTACGTTTACTTTCATTAAAAATTTTATTTCTATATTTATTTTTTAATTCATTTGGTATTGGTAACATATCAACATTACCTTTTGAAGAATTAATTGCTTTAATTATATTTGATGTCCACAATCCCCTTTTTTCAAGTTCAAATTTAAATTCATTATTGAAACTATATTCAGTAGTATCTCCTTCAGCATCCCAACCAGCAATAATTACCTTAAATTTATCTTTTAATTCCCAATCATTAGATAATACATTTATAACACCCCTTAATTGTTCAATATCACCCAAATGTGAATTCCCACACCAATAACTTTTACCGTTTCTTCTAACATATATTATGTGATTTGGAACATTAACACAATAAATATTTCCTTTATATGTTTTTTTTGAAACTTTATAATAAAGTATTTTTGGACATTCATTTACACATTCGGTTTCAATTAAATTTTTTTCTCTTTTAAAATAAAAATTTGATTTTTTATTAAAAACTTCTGACATTTCAACTAATTCAAACCCAGATTTTAAATCAAAAGAAACGTACATTTTATGATTTGGTGTTACTGCAAAATCAATAGCACAATCTGAAGCATAATACATATCACCATCATATGGTTCATTTATATATTCAGTTGGTTTTTGATATTCAATAAGATTTGTTTCTGGATTTAACGTTGCAACTTGTTCTGTTTTATTTAAATCTTTAAATAATTTCCAACCATCTTCCGTTAATATTTCTGTTTTGTCATCATAGCAAGAACCTGCCATATATGTTATTCTAACACGACCATCAGGGTCAGGTTTCCAGTTATTTTGAAATTGTTTCATCCAAATTGGATTTATTGAATTATAAAAAACCTCAACATTATCTTTATTTGTTATTTTTTTTATTTCAGATGCAAACAAATCTGTTGTTGTTGTTACATAATCAGCAATTTTTAAATTTTCAATAATTGGAATATGTAATTTTCTTTCACGACTTAATGTATAAAAAGGATGTTGTTGTGGTAAATACCAATAATCATCAATATCTGCTATTAATAGCACACCAGATTTTTTTAATTCTTTTGATAAATTATTCATAATATTCAAATTACCATGTAATTGACGATGATAATGTATAATATCAAAAGATTTTAAATAATCTAATGTTTTTAAATCATTAAAATCTATGTGTGGATTAATTTCAATATAAAAATCATCTGAATGATTTTTTTCCAATTCAATTGCAGGTGTTTGTGTTCTAAAATAATTAACACCAGCAGTATCAGAATTATAAAATAAAATTCGTATTTTGTTATTCATGTTTTTTATAAATTTTTACAAAAAAATATAATTTATATTTAAATACGTAAAAATATATAAAAAAAATGAAATATGAAAAAATATTCTTATTTTTTATTTTTTGTTTTTGTTTCTGAAATGGTTTTATTGTCTTTAGATTCTACAATATTGTTTGTTGTTTTATTTTTATCTTTTTTATTTTCCTTTTCAGTTTTTTGTAAAATTTTTTTATTCGATTTCTTTTTTTCATAAAGATTAATATCATAATCATTCACTTCAATTACAGAAATTAAACCTTTTATTCTTAATCTACGTATTGAGATTGTTAAGAAATTTGTTTTTAGAAACAAATCTTCCTTTGGTTTAATTTCTGTTTTTTTTTCGTATATACCATCAATATATTCAATGATTAAATTTTTATTATAATTTAAACTATTTTTATCCAATAAATGTGTTATATTGGTTATTTTAAATGTTTTCATGTTTATATCTCCTATTATTTTAAACCCCAAATTATGTTATTTAATTTAATTCCATCAAAACCCAATGATTTTGCTTTTAATATTATTGCTCTTTCTTTAATTCTATCAGAATTAATATTTGATTCTTTATTCAATTCTTTAAAATTCACATTTGGAAACCAAAATTTAGATAAAATATCAACTAAATTTTGACCATTTTTATATGAAATACCATTATTATCCATATCAAACAAATTATCAAATTCAATTTGATATTTATCAAAACCATCAATTGGTGAAGATAAGAAAAAATTACCATTTTGTGAATTTTCTTTAATAGGTTTTTTTCTATATCCATACAAAACTATTGGATTTTTATCATATTCCATATTGGAAGATTCTAAAGAATTTAAAAATTGTGTATCATCATCTTGATAAAAATTAATAGTATCTTGAGATACAATTTCTTCTAAATTTTGCAATTCTTTATATTCAAAAATATCTTGTATTTTATTTAAAATTTTACAACTATCTAAAAAATCTAAATTAAGTTTAATTATATAAACCATTGAATTATTTGATAATCCATTAACCCATTTATAATGACCATCCAAAATGTTTAAGTCTTTATCAACCCAAATTGGGTTTTTTTTATCATTAATAGTATTATTAGAATATTTTGAAACAATATATGGTTTTGTTGGTTTTAATATGTTTGGATTAATATCCATTTCATTATATTGAATATTATTATTGTTTAATCCATCAATCATTATATTATATGGTGTTGATATTTGTAAAATTTTATTCATTTTTATAATTCATATATTAATAAATAGTGTTATTTTAATTTTATAATTTCTTCATTAATTATATTCAAAAGATTATATTTAGATTCAACTAAAATAATATTTTCATCAATAATTTTATAAATATTAAACAAAATGTTATTAGATATTTCTTTTTTTATATTTTTATAAGAAATTATATCGACATCCCTATCGTCATAAACGCTAATTGTTTTTAAATTTGGATATTTATTAATGTATTTTAAAATTCTATTACCTTTATCTAAATCATTGTTTTTCATATCTAAATAATCAACATTAATATTATTAACATCCAAAATTTTTTGAACATAAGGTCTTAATCTTTCAATTCTTGAAGTTAAAATAATAACATAAGTATTTGGTTTATTTATTGCATCTTTTAATTGATTTAATACTGATTGAATGGGTTTAATATCAAAAACATTTAAATCTAAACTTTCACTTCTACCCCACCAACCTAAATATGGATATTCTTTATTATAATATTCAGACCAATACCTTTTACCATATTCTGGTTCTGGTGTTTGAAATAATGTACCATCAAAATCAAATGCTTCTAAATTTTCTATTAACATATAATAATATTATTCAAATTTTATTTCAGTAACTCTACCAACAATATTAAACGGTCTTTTAAGTAACTTCCAATTTACTAAGTTGTTTGATAATTTGGGTACTCCATCATTTTTACGATTTACTCCTAATGTTATGTGTGGTATTTTATTTTTACTAGGAAAACCACTTACTCCAACAGCAATAACTTTATCGTCCATTGCAATAGTATTTACACTTAAACGTACAGTCATACCTAAATATTTTTCATATTCGGGACTAATTTCACCAAGATTAATGGTCATATGATGTGCAATAATTTCCCAATCTTCAGGTATTTCATTTTTAAATCTATTAATTAATTTGTTTCTTGAATTTTCATCAAGAACAACTGCACTATAAAGAACATTACTCATTTATATCCATTCATTCTTTTTAATAATCCGTAAAAAGATTCATTTAATTTATTTTTATTTTGTTCTAAAACATCAAGATATTCATCTTCAACACCCAAAATTTTTGCAACATCTATTGGTGCAACTTTTTTTGCTGGTCTTAATTTAATATTATTATCACTTTCTGTGACAACTTCCAGTTGTTTATTAATATAATTTAATAATAAATTAACAACACCAGTTACCGTATCAAACACTCTAATCATTGCATCTTTATCAGCACCCCAAATTGCAACATAATTGAAAGATGTTGTTTTTAAATCAAAACCATATGATGCCAATATCATCCATGCAGATAATTCTGCTTGTTGTTCTACTAATTCACGACCTTCAGAAGTACCAACAAAATATCGGGCAAATTCAGATTTTTTATTTTTTAAATATGTTTGATGTAACAATTCATGGCTTATTTCATGTGCTAATGTTTTAGTAATACCAACATCATTACCTTCATTTTTTAATAATTTAATATATCCACCACCACTAGAACCCCTAGCACCACCCAAATCATCCACCATTCTTATTTCAATACCGTTATCATTACAAAAATTTAATAATGCATTATAAATGGGTTTAACTTCTTCAGAAATCATATCTTCCTCAAACCATTTAATTTCATTAAAATTTTCATAATCACCCAATAAATTTTCTTTACCTTCCATTTGTTTTGTGTTAGATACATCATAAACAGGAGTATATTCAAAATTATGTTTAACAAATTTACCACGTAATTCAACACCCAATCTTTCTTTTTCACCAGCATTTAAATCTTCATATTTTTTCTTATTAACAGAAATTAAAAAATTTTTAATAATTTTAACCTTTTCTTCTTTACTATATTGTCTTAATGCACTTTTAGCGGGTGAACAAATTATCATTCTTTTAGTTTTATCAATAATTTCCCTATTAAATTTATTCCAATTATATTCACTTTTTACTAATCTTGCTTCTGGGTTTTGTAACCAAATAAGTATTGAATTCCTAAAACTATATTGATGACCTTGTGCGTTTTTAAAACTACTTATAATTTGCATTGTTTTTTTAAATTCTTCATCATTATCAAGATTAACAATTGTTTCTTTAAATCCATTAAGTTTATCGATAATTTTCTTTTTTTCTTCATCTGTTATAGTACCATCTTCGATATTCGATGATGTTTCTGCTGATTTTATTTCACCCACAATATCATCTAACGATGCTATTAAAGATGCTTTGCTATCATCTTCCGATGCCCCTTCCAATCCATGTACTTCTTTTAACGCTGGTTCAATAAAACGCTTGTAAACATTTCTCCATTGGTCTTCTGTTTTTCCAATATACCAAAACCAAAATTTTCCATTAGAATCCCATTTAGCACCATGTTTTTTAAATATATCTTTATATTTAAATGTTTCTGTGTTTTCAGGTAAATTGGGGTCTATATATGCAATAGGATTTCCTTTTAAATCATACTTTTTACTAACTTTAAATGCTTCATTTAGAATTTTTTTCATTAATATTAATATTTAAATCAGTGTTATTTTTTTCGTTTTCAAAATCACTATTCATAAAATCATTGTAAGTGGTTTTTAAACTTTCATCAATGAGAATACTTTTATATTCTTTTTCAACACCTAACACTTTTGCAATATTTAAAGGTGTAATTAATTTTGCTTGTTTCATAATAAATACTTTTAATAATTATTTAACTATATACGAAAATAATAAAAAAATGTTACAATATCAACCTGTTGATTCAATAAATTCAATTTGTTTTACTGGTATTTTTTCTGGTGTTTCATATCTTTTTGATGATGCACGATGTGTATAACAAAAAAAGCCCCTTTTATCCGCACCTAATGAAACACCATTAGATTTTTTTGTTTTATTTAAAAATTCTTCAGGTTTATTCAATCCTAAAACAATACCACCATAAGAAGGAATTGTTTTATATGTACTACCACCACCCAAATATTGTAAAATTCTTTCTTTCATTTCTTTTGATATTGTTTTGGATTTTAATATTGATTCTTTTGTTCTACTATATTTAGATTTTTTTTCTTCATTCAAAGAATTTAAATTTAAAATATCTTTATTCTTATTTTTATCTGAATACACCAATTTATTACCAAATAATGAATATGTTTTTTTTAATTTTTTTATGTATTTTTTTCCCATACCCCTTTTCACATAAGAAATTGTCATATGTGGTTTATAATCTGAATAATCTGATGTATGTGGAAATTTTTTAATAAATTTATTAATTTCAACTAAATCATCAGAATCAACATCAAATTTCACAACATCATAATCAGAATTTTCAAAAATTGAAATTTCATTTATTTTTATTTCTATTGGTTTTAAATTAAAATTGTTTTTTATTTCATCAAAAAGAACATTTGGTTTAACATCATCATGAAACCCATATAATATTGTAACATGTGGTTCATTTTCAATACCATATCCATCTAAATCGTAAATATCTTCTTTTTTTATTAATGATGTGATATAATTCCATTTAGGTATATCAAAAAACAACATTAAACAACCATACTCAATGTTATCATTTTTTTTGACTTCATTAATAAATTTCTTTTGTTTTAAAAAATCAACTAATTCTTCTTTATTATTATTAATTTTATCAGAATAAATATTTAATAATAAATTCTTCATGGCATTTCCAATTTCAATACCTTTTAATCCTAAACTAATTAAATCATTACCATTTATAGCAAGTTCAATTGTTGTTTTAGGATATTTACCATTTAACAATTCTTGACATGCATTTTTTAATATATCTGGTATAATTTGACTTTTTAATGTTTGAGGTGAAATTACATACATATTATGTGCAATCATTCTTGCTTCTACATTATTTGTAATTTCTTTTGAAAAGGCTTGTTCCAACCCTTTAATTTCTTTATATGTGTTAATATCACCCTTTAAATCATTTTTATAAAAATCAGATGCTATTTTAGTTGAATTATTAGACAATAAAAAAATAAATTCACCAAGAGTTTTTACATTATTCCATATTTTATCATCTTTACGATATATTTTAATTTTACCACTTATATTACCAAAAATTTCTTTTAACAACCCACTTTGTTTAAGTAATAATGCACCAATTTTACAATCACCTTTAGTTACAATTTTTTCAAGTTCAATCAATATTCTTTCTGGACTAATTTCCTTAATTCTACCCACATTATCCCTAATCATTTTCATTGTCATTGGTTCTATTACATATTTAAAACGACTTCCAAAACTAATCATTCTTAACATTCTAAGTGGGTCGTCTTTAAATGCATCAGGATTTGCAGCAGAAATTTGTCTATTTTCAATATCTTTTAAACCACCCAAAGGGTCAATAAATTTACTATTATTAATATTTATTGCCATTGCATTAAATTTAGCATCACGTCTTATTAAATCATCTTCAATTGATAAATTAGGATTGCTTTGAATATCAAACCCACGATAACCACCTTCACCACTTGGTCTTTCTTTTCTAGGTAATGCAATATCATAATCAATACCACTACCATCATTAAATTTAATAACACCAAACGATTTACCAACAATATCAACTTTACCGAAATTTTCTAATATTTCTATAATTTTATCGATAGATAAATTACGAATAACTAAATCTATATCCTTGTTTGGTTTATTTAATATTAAATCTCTAACAACACCACCGACTAAATAAACATCACCACCATTATTAATTAATTCTTCTATAAATGGTTTTTGTTTAATTTTATTTATGAAATTTCTTATTTTCATTTTAATTTATTGATAATAATTTTGCTTCTTGTATGTTTTTTATTATATTTAGATTTGATTCTTTCATACTTTCATGTATGTTTCTTATTGATTTGTTTGAAAACAAAAAGAAATATAAATCTTCTTTATTTTCATCCATTTTAAAAACATAATAATTATTATGTTCAGAATTACCAATATCACAATATATTTGAGATTCTGGTTTTTTTATTGTATTAACATATCCACCCAATATAATTTCTCTAAACCTTTTTTTGTTCAATGTTTGAATATCTAATATATCACCAAGACTACCACCAGAATTAAAAACTATTCTTGTATAACCATCATTAATAGCCATATCGTATATTTTTTTTGTTTCATCAAAATCATAATTATTTTTATATTTAATACGATATATATTCAACATTACTTGTAAATGACCACCTTCTATAAATTTACCATCTGGTGTAATCCATCCAACATGGTCACGTATTGGTACTAAAATTTTACTATCTGTTAAATTCTCATTCATTGTTGACCCACTATATCTTTGTGAATAATCTTTTCGAATATGTGGATATTTTTTATAAATATATCTTAAAATAGAATCATTTGTATAACCCAATAATCTTCCAATTATATAGGCTTCTTTTGGTGTTTTATCTGAAAGATATCCACCATGTGATTTCATTATATCATGTAACATATTTGCTTGTTTTTCATACCCATCACAATATATTATTGATGTATTTGCATTTTGTTGTTCTTGTTTTACAGGTATTATATTTAAACCCGAATTAATCACAAAATTTTTTAGATTTTGGTTCTTATGAAAAGACACCAATCCAACATTTCTTTTTCCATTAATAATTGTCATTATCGCACCTTCAACATCATATGCTTCACTTGCATCAATTTCTTCATTAATATTATTGGAAAATCTATAAAAAATTTCTTCAATTGGTTTAATAATTAAATTGTTAATATCGCCTTGATTACAAGCAATACTTTTATTTCCCAAACCACCTAATTTACATTTCTTTTTTACTTCAACACTACTACTATCCTTCATTGCAGAAATTTGCCTTTCCGATAATTCATTAGTGTTTCTTATGATATTATTATCTATTGGGTCTGAACTATCAATTTGATTATATGTTGGTTTATTATCATCACTCACAGTATTTGTTGTAGAATATAAAGAAGAACCACCAAAAACTTCATCAATTTCAATATTTTGTAAATTATTAGGAACTAAAAAACCATCACCAAAACCAATATCAAAAAAACCTAATTTTCCATCTTTTTTATATCCTAAATTTTTCCAATTATAAAAATCCAAACTAGATATTCCCAATTCATGACATTCTTTTGCAATTTCTGTTATTTCACGAAAAAAATCAACATCTTCGGGATTTTTTTTAAAATAATTATAAATATCAATTTTTCTAATCCAACCCGAATTAAATCCTAAATATTCTTCAACCACTTCAGAAACATCAACATTAAATAATTTAGAAAAAACATAATTTAAACGATTGTATTTTCTTTCAATTTCTGAAGTAACTTTTAATTTTTCTAATAATATCGCATATGTTTCTGGTATTTTTTCTGTTTTTGATTTTATTTCATATACATTATATGGTTTTGCAATTCTTTCTAAATTTTTACCAATTAAATTAAAATTTTCAACGGCTTCACTTCTATCTTTAGTTATTTTCAAAATCATATTATTATTAACTTCATAGGCAACACCAAAATTACCACCATCAATATACTTTAAATTTTTTAAATTAAGTTTATTAACAACTTGATTTGCAATTCTATTTGCAAGATTTATATCATATGTTTCATTAATAACGTTTTCATTTTCTGGCAACAAAATTAAAAATTTTTCAAGATTAGGTTCATTCGCACGATAATCACCAAAATCAAAAAATTTTAACACACCATTTTCATCATATCCTATATTTTCAGGATTACCATAATCATTAGACTTAATACCCAAATCCATTAATTCTTTTTTTATTAATAATATACCCATCATATATTTATATGCTGCTTTTCTTGTTTCAATTGGAATATCTGCTTCTTTATTTTGATTTAAAATTCCACCTAATAAATTTTTTATTTCATTCATATCATTGTAATCAAAATTTCTTTTTTTCATTTTAATTAAAAAATCAGCAGTTGACATATTATTTGGTTTAATTTTATCTATTGCTCTATAATATGAATAAAATATTTCTTTTGGTTTATTTTCAATATTTTCTTCAATAATTCCATAAAACGACATATTATTTTCAGTATCAACTATTTTATAAACATTATATACCCAAACTATGTTTTTAGGATTATTTCTTCTTAAAATAGATGCCCCATCTGCTTCACCAACATCTGTTGTTAATTTAAAAACATTACCATCACTAATTATAAAAGCATAACCATATGAACCACCTTTCAATGATTTTACTATTGTAAAACCTAACTTTTTACCAACTTCCGATACAATTTCTTTAGCATAATTTTCATCCTTTATTGAAAATTTCTTAACTGGTGGAATATTATCTAATTTAACATTTTTAAAATCATATTCTTCATGAAGTTCTATTTTATCTCTATTATAACAATTTTGGGATATTAAATATTCTTGAAGTTTTAAAAATTTTTCAAAAAATTGTTTTTTGTTTTTAACACTGTCTAATGTTTCGTTCAAATTATTAATACAATTATAAAATTCATCACACAACACGCCAATATTAGATACTGGTTTATTCGGATATTCATTTCTATTTTCGACAAAAGAAATAAAACGTTCATTTATTTCACCATTACCACTTCCAATATCTTGAGGTATTAATGCCCAATTACTATATTTAATATCGTTTGTTCCATTGTCATCTGATAATATATCATCATTACCATCATTAAAATTATAAAGTTCATACATTTTAATTTTTTGTTTCCTATTTGGACTATAATGTGTGTCATAAACTTCTTTATTTAAACCATAATCTACCATAACAATCTTTGGTTTACCATTACGCATTACCTCACCAAACGTACTAGGTCTATTAGTATCACCTAAACCAATACCAAAACAATACATTAAATTTGTTAAATCAATTACAAAATCATTATTTGACAATTTATCAATATCAGATTGGTCAATTTTATAAATTCTTTTTTTGTTTTCATTTTCCAATTCTTTATTCACCAAATATTGAGATAATAACCATAAATTTGGAATTCCTGTTAATTCTTTTATTCTTTTTTCGGTCACTTTTTTAGCCTTTTCTGATATAATCCAAGTATAATCATCAGAAAATTCAAAAACCATTGTTATAATATCCTTAAAATCATAATTTTTACCTAAATCAAACTCTACATTATTTTGTGCAACACCTTTTTGATTTTTTGCTAATTTTAATACTTTAGTATCGTTTAATTCATATACAATTCTACCACTACCACCACCAATTCTTGTTAAATTATTATCTGCATATTTTATTCTATTAGCAAAACTATTGATATTATTTAATTCCTTTAAAAAATTAGAGATTTTAAATTCATTCATATTATTATAATAATTATATTAATAAATAGTTACTTACTTTAACGAAAACATTTTTTTTATAATTATAATAAAAAAAAATCCATTTAATATAAATTAAACGGATTTTATTGTTTTAAATAAAATATTTTATTTTGGTTTTGTTCTTTTTTGAAGTTCACGTATTACATCATAAACAATTTCTTTTATAAGATTTTTATTCTCTTTTAATACTTCTTTTATTCTTTCAACAGCATATAATTCAACTATTGTACTTTTTATTGTTTCCTCAACAATTGGTGTAAAACTTTCAAGTAAATGATTATCAATAATTCCTTTAATTTTTTGATTTAATAAATCATCGTTAATTTGTGGAAATGAAGGTTGCTGATTTTTATTTAATGAATATTGAGAATATTTTTCTAGTGAATTTGCCAATGTTTGATTATTTCTCCTTTCTATTTCTTTCCACAAATCATCATCACGTTCCATATCATTTTCTTTTGAAAAAATAAAAGGTTGATGTGTTTGTTTCTGATTATTAAAATTCGTATCAAAATTTTCATTAATTGGTAACATTGTTTTTTCATTCTTTTTTTCCGAAACCAAATTATGAACTCTTTTCACTAATACTGAAGCATTAGTTTCTTTTCCACTATCAACCGATTCATATAATTCTGTTAAAAATTTATTACGTGGATTTACATTACTAGATGTTAAATTCAAATCATTCTTTCTATTTGATATTTCTTCTTTTAATTTATTTAAATCGTGTTTATTCATAACAAAAATATAAAAAATTATTATTTTTTATAAATACTATAAATTTTTGAAAAGTGTTGTTTTTTTATATGGTATTGTTGATATGTTTTCAATTTCATTAACGTTTAACGATTTTTTTGAAACTTCTTTTTTTATTTTATTTAATTTCTCAATATATCTTCTATCATCAACCTGTTTTTTATTAATAAAAACATCTGATAAATATGGTAAATCACCAATTATTGCACTATCAGGTATTTTATATCTATCTTTATCTTTAATTGTTATAAGTTGATAATTTTTTTTATCATCAACAACAACTAAATAGTTACTCAATTTTCTTTTATGAAATCTACTAGCCAAATCACGCAATTTAATAACATCATTTCTCGTTATTTGGACTGAATTTTTATTACCCCTTCTAATACTATCCCATTTTTCTTTATTTAATTCACTTGGTTTCTTTTCAACACCATAAAATTCTTTATCATATTTATATTCAAAATCTGGTTGGTTTTTTGTTGAAACATAGGCATCAATTGAACTCATATTATCATCACCACCTTCATGATATCCCTGTGGAATCATTACCAAACCATTAGAATCATGAAATTTTTTACCCGTTGGTAATATTTTTATTATATTTTCAACATTAAACATTCTCCAACCAGGTTTATTACCTTCACTATCAACCCAAAAATCATGATTTTTACTATCTTTTCTAGTAGGTCTTTTATCAAAATGCCAACTATTTTTAGGATTGTCTTGCCATGCTCTAATCACTTTTTTTCCTGATGTTTTATGTGTACCTAAAACATATATTCTAACTGTTCTAAATTCCTTTGCCTTTCTATCATTATCAGCATCATAATATAAATAAACCCATTCATGATTATTAATAGCATTAATGATATCATTTTCACTAACACCTTCAGTTAAAAGATTTTTTAATCTTTTAATGTTATTAAATAATATTTTTACTTCAGATATCATTAACAATTATCACAATATAAATAAGAAGATGAATATATATTACCACAATTTAATTGACATTTTCTAATAAAAATATCACAGCAATTACCTATATATTTACTATTTTCAGGTTCTCTACCTCTTTCATCCATATTATCAGATTTTGTATCTATGTGATTTTCATCATATTTATTACTATTATAATCATATCTACTACAATTATAATTTATGTTACACACACGATAACATTCACTAATTCCAAGTAAATTACTATAATTATCTTCCATTTTTTTATTTTATTAAATAAATATTATTTTTTTATAAATACTATTTATTCATATTTCTTAAAGGCAATTGTCAAATATTCTAACAGATGTGGTACTATATCCAAAAAACTAATTTCACTTATATGATACCAACCATAACCATTATGTTCTTCGTTTAAAACAACATTTGTTGGGTCACCCATATATTTAGAAATATATATATGTTCAATACTATTTTTATGTCTTTTTATAGAAAACAACCATTTAATATTATCCAAAATTAATTTTGTTTCTTCAAAAACTTCTCTTTTTACTGCTTCTTCTGGTGTTTCACCAATTTCAACACCACCACCAACTAATCCCCATTTTGTTGGCATCCATATGTTAGGATTATCACTTCTTTTTAATAATAATATTTTATTATCCTCATTAAGAATAATAGCAACTGCGTTTTTTTTCAATTCAAATTCACAATAATTCCATTCTTCATTTAATCTAGGGGTTTTATATGGTTTTAATTCTGAATTTGGTTTTGTCATTACATCTTGTTTAATATTTTTACTCATTTTAACCGCATTTCTATCTGAATTTAATGTACTTTCAACAAAATTTTTCATTAAAACACCACCAGCAAGTTCATATTGAATATCATTTTTACCATTAGAAACAAAATAATCAAAAAAATTTTTTAATCTTTTTAGTGTTTGATATGTAATTTCTTTGTTATTTAAAAGAAATTTTGCCCTTTTAATACCAATTCCATTAGGATTTAAAATTAAAACTTTTTTTATGTGATTTAATATTTTTTCTGGTATTTTATATTTTTTATTATATAATTCAGAGTTCATTAATTAAATTCCAACAACTTCATTAACTTATTTTTATCAGATTGACTTAATTTATTAATTAATCCTGCAACTTTTTTTAATTTAATATCCCTAATATCGGATAGTGTTGATTTATTTGTTAAATCACTGTCTATTTTATTATCAACCATCATATCTTCTTTAACATAATCTTCATCAATATTTTTAATTGGTTTTACTGTATTTTTTAAATAATCATCAAAAATTTTCATTATTTTGTTAACCCAAATTTCTTCTTCTTTTATATCATTAGAATATTTTTTTTTATTTACAAATAATCTATAATCGGATTTTAATTTATTTGGATTTTTATAGTAATGCTTAATTACATTAAATGTTTTTTCTTGCATTAACTCTATTAAATCGTTAACCAATTTATCTTGTTTTTCATCACTATCTTCACCTTCCATAAAAGGCATTAATGTAAAACCAAAACGACCCAACATATCATATCTATATGGTTGAGTTCCAATTCTACTATTATAATCAGTAGTGTTATTTGCTTGTGATTCTAAATCAGAACCATTTGTTGGTATTTTTTTTCTACCAATTAATTCACCATCACTATCAATAATTTCAAAAATTTCTTTTTTACTAAATTTCATATTTATATTTTTTATATAAATACTATAAGAAATTGTGTTTGAAATATTAAAACGATTCTAATAATCGTCAAAATTTTCACCCATAGATTCTTCTAATTTTCTTGTTTCAACATATGTTTCAAATGCATCTTTTGCATTTTCAACTTCATTAAAAAGTTTTTCCATTGTATATTCTTCTGAAAGATTAAAATCTTTTTTGAAATCAAGAAAATATTGTTTTGTTTTTTCTAATTCACGTTCATTGCTTTCTTTTTTTGCTCTATCAATAATATCGAAAACTTCTAAATTATCCAAATTCTTTTTTTGGTTTTCTTTTCTTATTCTATCCAATTCCAATTCAAAATCAGATTTTGGTATATCAACATTGTTTCTAACAATTTTTAAAAAAATTCCATTGTATAAACCCAAATGATATTTATCATCATCTTTAATTAAAACTAAATCACCATTATCGTAATTTGAATTTATAGACTTAATTTTCGATTTATTTGCTTTAATCATCTTATCATTTAAATATTTTAAAGCATTATCATAAATTTCATAATGAACTTTATAATTTTCATGCATTTTAAAACCATTCCAAATTAATCTAGGGTCATATCCCGTTTTATTCCAAAAATCAACTTCCATTTTTTCTAAAAACATTGATTCGTTTAAATCATCATTATCAAAATTTCTTAATTTAATATCATCTTTTATTGGATTAATATCATTTTTAATCAATTCACCCTTACTATTTATTTTTATTAATATTTTTTGTCTTATTTCAGGATTAAAACCAACTAAAATACTTTCAACCCGTTTATTAAATGCATCTAAATATTTTTCAACATTATATTCACCTAACATATTAGGATTTTCAACTAATTCTTCTTTATTAATTAAAACCGCACAAAATCTTTCTTCACCTGTTTTTTTATCAATAATCCTTCTTGAATCACCATGTGATTTTTTATATCCACGATTAACATAATATATCATACTATCCAATTCGGGTTCTGGTGGCATATAATTAGAAACATATTTTAATTTTTCTTTAATTGTTAATTCTTTATTAATGTTTTCTAAATTAAATTTGTTTTTGTGTATTTCAAACAATTCATTTACTAATTTTTCCCTATTTTCAATTATCAATTCCATATGGGCTTGCATACCCTTATCCCTACCATTTTTATCTTTACCTCTTTTATTATATTCTTTAATGGTTAATTTAATCCTACTCTTACTTGCTATTTTCTTTAATGGAATTCTCATATAAAAAATATCATCAACATATTGATTATAATATTCAATAAATTCTTTTTCTTTTCCATTTAAAATTAAATTAATTCCATTATCAATAAAATCTTCAATATATTCTGGCATTGTTTTAGATTTTATCGTATTACCTGTTAATTTAACAACATTTTTCATTTCATTAGTTTTTTTATCTTTTTTCTTTGTTAATGTTGCATAATTAATACGTGATAAATTCAAACAAGAAATATTTTCCATATCATTATCTACTGACATATATGGTGGTTTCATTTCTTCTTTATTATATTTTTTTATTAGTGCATCAATACCCTTTTCATCATCAAAAACCCACATATTTTCAATAATATCCTCATTTTGATTATATTCAACAATATCATTGATAATACGAATTGTTGTTTTATTAGGTATTTTAAAATTAATACCATCCGTTACTGCCAACAAAGGAATACAACCAAAATCATTAAACCATTTTATTGCATGTCTTAATTGAATTCTACCAATACAAGTAATACGTGCTGCACATACATTATCTGACCAATTAAATGAAATATTTGAACCCAATGCACCAAACAATGAATTATTTAATATTTTTAATGGTAATTGTTTAATTTTTGAAATTGAAACATCACTATCTTTTAATATACCATTCATATATTTAATATATAATTCAAAATCAATTTCTTTTAATAATGAAAGTTCGTCATCTTTCATTTTAATACCAGAACCTAATTTTTTATATATATTACGTGTTGATGTTAAATATAGTAACATTTTTTTCATCACACCAGTAATATCAAAAAATGGAAAAACATTATCTGTCAATTGAATCATTGGGTATAGGGAACTATAGTCAATTTTTATTATTCGTTCAGTATATCCTGTTTTATAACATCTAGCCAAACCACCACTAAATCTTTCATTTTCATCACATATCGGTATTGCCAAACCATTTTCATAACTCCATGCCGTTAACAATAAATTCCAAATTGAAGCAGTACCCATTGTACAAATACGTAAAAAGGTAGTTGGAACTATTTTTGCAAGCATAAAAGAGGTTTGATTATATAATTCATCCACTTGTTCCGTTTCCCATAAATCATCTAATAAATATTGTTTTACTATTCTCTTACCATTAATAAAATTAAACATTTTATTTTTTTTAGTAAAATTTCTATACCAATCAACAAAATTTTTATTATTATCTAAACACCTCTTTTTTCTTTCTTTGTATTCTTCATCAGATATCTTACTTTTTTCTATTTGTAATTTAAGCAACAATTCACCAATTTTTTGATATTCATTGGGTAATTCATAATATTCATTACTTTCATTAATTAAAAATATTTTATTTTCATTATAATACTTACCAATCATATTATCTTCACCCTTAATATATGTTCTATTTGGTTTTGAAATGTTTTCAAAATTAGCAACATATTTCAATCCAGTTGCTCTTAAATCACTATTTACCGCAGCAGTACGTTTTACTGCATGTAAGGTATCAATTATTGAATAACCCCACATATCAGTTGATGTATATTTTTCAGTAGAACCACCAATTTTTACCGTACTATTTCCTTTTCTTTTTATTGAAATTGATTGATTTAAACTTGTGGGTATTTTTGATAAATCCATATTCAAAATTTTAGCCCTACCTAAAATAAAATCAAAATCAAACATTTCAGAGTTATAACCAACAATAATTGCGGGTTTTAAATAATTAATTAAATTAAAAAAATCTTGAATTATTTGTATTTCTGATAAATCATCATCATTTTCTTTAACACTTAGTATTGTTTCAAAACCCATATTATCCCTAATACCAATTGCAAAAATTCTTGATGTTTGATACCTTAATCCCGTAGTTTCAATATCGAATGTTAACTTATGTATTCTTTTATATTCTTCAATACCCTTATATAATCTACTTTGAGTAGAAATAAAAAATTGTTCAGTTGTTCTTACACCATAAAACATATCTCTATGTGAATATATATAATCGCCATTACTGTCTCTAACAAAATTACCATCATCATCTACCAATTTTTCATATGGATTTATACCACCATCTTTTAAATAATTAATAATATCGTTATAAGAACGATTACTTGTTATCATATAACAATATCCATCAACCAATCTTTTTTGATTACCTGTTTCTAGTTTTTTTATTTTTATACCGTATTTAATTCGTTTGCTTTCAACCAATTCATCTGATTTACCCATATATAATTTTATGTTATTTTTAGATAAATCTTTCATATATAAAAATGGTTCATATTGGATTTTTTCAATACGTGGTTCTTGATTTGGTTCATGTATTATACATTCAGCATAATTTGTTCTAGGGTCTGTTTCAACATTAACAATATATTTTAAATCATTATTATAACCCTCAAGAAAACTCTTAATTTCACTTAATACTTTACTTTTATCCATTTTTTTTCTTTTTATAGGTAAGACGTTTTGTTTTTTTATTAAATTTAATAACTACATTATCAACTAAACACTGATTTTTATCAATCAAATCATAAACATTTTCAGGAAAAATACCAGACAACCATAATGCACTAATAAAATTTTTTGGAATTACTTTAATATAAACATTATCCCCCTTTATATCAAAATCCAAAAATACAATATTTTCCCCAACTCCTTTGTTTTTTTGTAAAATTTGAACAAAAGTCGCATGAGTTTTTGTTAAAACATCCTTATTCGATAAATCAATATTATTAAAAATTAAATACAATAAATAATTTTCAATAAAATTATTACTAACTTGAAATTTACTTCCCATATTTACTTTTTATTTTCTCAATAACATCACTCAACACCGATTCTTCAACATTTGATGTATATTTTTCATTATCCAACACTTTTATAATTTCTTCACGTTTAGTTTCAATTTTTGAATAAACATAATCATCTATTGTATCTAAAAATATTAATGGATATATATTTACAACATCCTTTTGACCAATTCTATGACATCTATCTGCTGCTTGGTCATATTCACCAACACTATATGGTAAAGTCATAATAAATAACTTACTTGCTGCTGTTAATGTCAATCCATAATTACTTGTTTGAATCGTACCTAAAAAGATTTTCATTTGATTATTTGGGTCTTGAAATGAATTAACAACATCTGAACGTTCTTCAATACTTTGATTACCTGTATGTAAACCCGCCAAATTTCCAAAATATTTTTTTAATTCATATAGTGATTCTTTAAAATAATCCATAATAATCACCTTTTCACCAGTTTCTATAATATTTTCAACCAATTCTATAATATGTTTTATTTTAACTTCCGATAAATATTGTCTTAATCGAAGCATTATAGTTAATGGATTATAACTTGGTTTATCAATAAAATCGTTAACAACATCCTGTTCAATTTTATTATAGGTTGATAATTCATCATTTGTTAATTCTAATACAATTCTTTGATATATTTTATCAGGTAAATCATTCAATACTTCAAATTTTCTTTTTCTATGAGTATATGGTGCTATTTTATAGTAAAGTTCTTCAAATTTTTGTTCCATTGTATTTTGAACATAACCCCAACCATTTTCAAAATCATATGTCATACCACAATAATATTCATAAAAATATTTTTTTGTTGGAAAATCAATTGATGATATTTGATTTAAAACAGTATATAATTCATATGCTCTATTTGGTGCTGGTGTTCCACTTAAAAATAATTTACTAACTTTTTTATTTTTAAAAATGCCTTCTTTGAAAATTCTTTTAAAATTTTTATAAATATTTGTTTTTGTGTTCTTTAATTTTTGTGATTCATCACAAATTAAAACATCTATATTATTAATATTTAATTTATTCCATTTTAAATCAAATTTAGTTTTATTAGATGGATTAAAAAAATCATAGTTTATTATAATATATTTTGCTTCATTAATATCACAATCATTTTTTTTATAATTAACTACAAAAGCATTACTTTTTGTGAATTTCTTTACTTCATTAAGATAATTAAATTTTAATGAATTGGGTGTTATAACAACAACCCTTTCAAATTTATTCATTTCAACATAAAGAATACTAGATAACGTATTATGTGTTAAAATACAATGATTAGTTGCATATAGATGATTATCACAATCAACAGATATACATTGTGATTCTTTTTTACCAATATATTTAACATCAACAATTAAACGATATGGTTGTATAATAAATTTATATTTATTTTTTATTTTTTTTGGCATAAAATCAAATGGTAGTGTAATTCTAATTAATTTATCATCAACTATTTTACCAATACCACCCAAACTTTCAACCACAAATTGAACATCTTTAATTAACAATGTAGATTCTGATTCAAAAATAATTTCATTTCTAATATGAATATATTCACAATTTTCCAACAAACCATTTAATAGTTCAAACCTATCATCAATATTTGAATACATATAATCATTTGGAATAAAACTGTTTTTAGAATTAATTTTATGTAATTCATAAAATTTTAATGATGCTTCAATTTGACCATCAGATATTTTTAAAAACTTTTGATTAAAATCACCACAATACAATAGCAAACCTAAATTATATGGCTTAATTAAAAGATTTCTTTTTTCAAATGATATTGGTTTTATCATTGGAATTTCCCAACAATAAAAATTATTATTATCCACAATACCAAAATTTATAATATCTTCTAATGTTTTAACAACATATTTACTATTGTTAATATTTTTTACTTTCCAATAATGTTCAAGACATGATTTAGCAATTGTTCCATCACTAAATTCAATTTCGTAAATATCTTTTAAACCTTGTGGATAAACACCAGTTACTTTTTTTGGTAATCCATCGTAACCAATAACATAATCACCAACATTAACATCGCCCATTCTAATCCAACCATTTGGTGTTAATAATAATGAATCTAAATCTTGGGCTTTACCCAATCCCATTTCATGTGAAATTAAAGCATTACGTGTAGAATTTATAAATAATGCTGCAACTATTTGATGTGGATATAATTTAACATTTTCATTTAAATAACTATGACATTCATCCCAATACTTTTCATAATTATTTTCTAATTCTTTTTTATATTCAATCCATTTTTCCTTCTTTTTATTTAATAAAATAATTTCTTCACGTTTTTTATTTTCAAGTAATTTTATTTTATTTACTTGTTCCTTAAAAACATTTCGTGAATTTTCATCACCGAAATCAAAAAAAATTTTATCAGAATTTTTATATGATTTAATTAATTTAAATAACGATTGGGTAGTTATTTCCCATTTTTTTAAACCACCATTCCACTTACGTGTTTCTTCTGGTAATTTTTTTATTCTACCAACAATTTGTTCATTATATGGAAAATCTATATAATAGGCTTGTCGTCTACCAATTCTTTCACAAGTAACAACAAATAAAAATTTAGATTGCATAACCCAATTTTATAAAATTAATTAGATTAGCAAAAATAAACATTGTTTTTTAAAAAAACAATTATTCTACTGTTGTTTTTGTTAAACTATCAAAAATTACAATTGAAATATTACCATTTGTTGGTATTGTTATCTTACCACAACCAACATCGTTATCCAAAAAATCTAATTTAAATTCACCAAAAAATCTACCAATTTTTGAAGTTTCAAACTCTTTAAATCTATATGTTAATGTGTATTTTTCTTCATCAGGATAATTCATTCTATCATCATTAATAACAAGATTTGCTGATACATTTGCAATATGAAAAATACCATAACTATCTATCATTGAAAATGTAACACCAACATTATCCAACATATCTTCTGTAATATCATACTGTTCTCTAAAATGCTGTGTTAAAGGATACTTTAATTCTGGTAATGTACTATCCTTTTTTATATAAAAAGTTTTTAATGTGAATGTACTATAATCCATTATATTTCATTTTCTTTACTTAATTCATCCAATAATTTTTTTCTATCAGCACCAATTGATTTTGTTCTTCTTTTTAATGTTGCACCAATTCCATCACCAATTAAACCTAAAGAAACCGCATCAAAATATCCAAATTCATGCCCACTTACTTCATTATAAAATCTAAAAAGAATATATGTAGATAAAAATGTACTTAAATACCTTTTCCAATTATCATAAAACCAAAATTTCCAATTCCATTTTTTTGGTGTATTCTTACTATGAATATCACGACCTGTAGTTTCAACTAAACTATAAAGAAAATATCCGACAAGAAAAAACCAACCATAACCAAAAAGTTGAATCCACGTATAATCACCAAACAAAACTCTTATTAATTCTTTCATTATTTTATTTATTTATTAAATATTATTTTTTAACCAATACACCTACCGCTTATTAATACTTTATATTCCAAACCATCTTCAGGTGGTTCACCAAATTGTAAACAAACAGTATTTGATGTTGGTCTACTTATATCTACAAAAACTGTATTATATGGACTTACATTACGAACAACCTCAACCGAAACAAAATTATTATTTTTATTATGTGTAATAGTAAAACCTGTTGTTGTACTATCACCAGTTATTGTATATTCATTTAACAATGCTTTACCGTATTCATCAGATAATAATTGTAAATTAGTTCCTGTATATGGTAATATTGGTATTACATCAACATCAGAAGCATTTACTTCAACTAACCCATTTGAACTAATAATAATATAATTATCTGTTGTTGTTAATGTAATATTAGTACCACCACTTAATGTTTTTAAATTTAACGTATTATTTGTTAATCCAGTGTATATAATACCATTACCAACACCCAAATTGGTTGCACCTGTTATTACACCATCAACAAAACCCGCTTCATTTATAAAAATTGCTTTTGTCATATTTTAATATATTATACTATAATTTTTATATCTTTTACTAGCATTAGTTGAACTTATTCCAGCATTTTTTATCCAATATATTTTTTGTTTAGAATCCCAAGGTACATTAGTACCATTACCATCATAATCCAAACCATTTGCTAAATTATTTACTTCAAATTCTGTTAAATTCCAAAAATAATTTTCAGAAGTACCAGAAAATTGTATATATGAACCTAAATTACCTAATGTTTCTGTATCACCAGTAACACTATCACCTATATTTTTTATTCTAAATTCTATTTTTCCATTATAATTAAAGAATTTTCTATTTTCAAAAATATAATCTATAAATTCGTTTGAACCATATAAATTGGGACAATTTTCAACATTGAAATAATAAATACCATTAAATAATGTAACACCAGATAAATTACCAATAATATCTGTATTATTTAAACCAACATAAGTAGCCATATTACTAAAATTAAAATCAATTTCAATTATACTAGAAATATTACAATTATTTGCTTCTAAATAATTGATATTGTTATGTTTTAATCTTCCACTTAAATTAGTATTACTAATATATAATTGATTAATATTATTCACACTCCAATTAGACGTGTCACCAGATAATTTTGGACAACCAAAAATATATAAAGTATATAATCTAGTGCTACCTGTTAACCAATTTGTTAAATCACCATATAAATTTGAACAATTATTTCCATAAAAATAACTAACTTTTGATATATCCAATTCAGATAAATCACAATTCATATTATTATTTGAATTAATATATATAAAATTCATATTATTATCAATAATAAAATTAGAAAAACTTCCAGTAATACCACTAATGTTAGATAAATTTAATGTGATTAATTTATTTGTATGAAATTCTTTTGATGTTAAATCAATAAAAATATCAGTATTATTTAATACTAAATTAGTAAGATTATCTGGTATATCCATATCAATAATATCACCATATACACTAGTATTATTTAAATCTAACGTATTTATTTTATCATTTAATACTAAATTAATAACATTACCCATAATATTTTTATTACCACCAAAATTTAAATTAGTTAATCCACTTGGTAAAATAAATTCTTCAATATTACCATACATTTGATTATTACTAAAATTAATACTTGTTAATGTATTGGGAAATACAATACCATTAATATCGTAATTAATTTTCGTTTTATATATATTAAATGTAATTAAATCATCGGGTATTACTAAACCATCAATTGAGATTAATTTATTACAGTTATTTATATTTATTGTTTTTACATTCATCAAGGTGTTTGTAATTCCAGTTAGATTACCACAATATTGAATGTAAATATTATTACCACTTATTGATATATTTGTAATATCAATTAAATTATTACAACTATAAATAGTTGTTGAAAAACCAGTTATTGATGTGTTTGTAATTCCAGTTAAACTATTACAAATTTTAATATTTATTTGATTATTGGAATTAACCATACCAACATTAATATTTTTTGGTATTTCAGTTATACCAAGATAATATAAACTAAAATTATTTATTGTTGAAGGTAATTTCCAATTCGATAAATCTCCAACAATATTTTGATTTGTTGCTAAATAAAAATCAGTAATTTTTGTATTTTCAATATCCCAATTCGTAATATCACCAGTTAAATATCTTGAATATAAAGTTAAATTTGTTAAACCAGTATTAAATTCCCAATTAGTTATACTACCAATAAAATTATCATTAGTATCAACATTCATAGATATATATTCCAAATTTTTCATATTTAATGTTGAAGAATTACCACTAAATTTTGGTAAATTACTTATATGCAAATAATTAAAATTTAGATTATTTTCTAATAAATCATTAATACTACCTTTTAACGATGGTAAATATAATAATTCAATTTTTATTAAATTCTTAAAATCAATATTCGTAAAATTACCATTAAAATTACAATATCTTAAATATATTGTTTCAATATTATTAAGATTACCAATTGTATTAATATTACCACTTAAACTATTATCGTTAATATAAAAATTTATTAAATTTGAAGGAAAAAAAGAATTTGATATGTTTTGATTGAAAATTCCATTATTAATACTAAAACTACTTAAATTAGGAAATTGATTCATTAATTTAATAAGATTACCACGACAAGTTCGATTAAAACTAAATTTATGAACATTTTCCAAAGAACCTCTAAAATAAAAACTTTTATATAACGTATTATTTGGGGTAGTAAAATTTAAATTATTACCACTTTCTGATTTACCAACTAATGTTTTTTTATCAACACCATTCGATGTTTTATAATAAACAATAATTGGATTATCGCTTGTTACATCAGAATAATTTAATGTTAAATATGTTGTAGTATTATAATTATGTTCTAAATACGATTCCAATGCCTGTGATTTGAAAAGACATTCCCCATTTTTTAATATGTTATTTCCACTTCTTATCATAAATAATTAAAAAATAAACGCATTAACAAGTAAATGACCACATAATTCATTAGCATGTGTTGAACCAGAAACAACTCTTAAATATACGTCACTATTTAATGCTAAATTAGGCTCTTGGGGTACTGGTAAACTATAAACTTCATACTGACAAATATTTGAAATACCATAACCATTTATTAAATTATTATATACACCCCCACCACTTCCAACATTAATAGTTAATGTTGTTGGATTTGCTTGTTGCAACATGATTAATTTTAAATCATTAATAATTGCTCTTTTACCACTTGGTACTGTTAAAATTTTAGTATTTCCAACGTTTTTTAAATTAATATTTTCAATTAATATATTATTTGGTATAGAAATACAAGTATCCAAATCATTTACCATAATTGTTTGTGATTCGTATGAAAATTTTTGACCAATATGACACAATGCTTCTTCAGAGGAAACCCATTCATCAATTACAGGTATTTCACAAACTTTATTTTCATAACTACCAATCCAAGTTTTATCGTATGTTAATGGTTTATCATAATACTCTTTTGTCCAATAATTGCCACTTTCACAATATCTTAAATAAACATCTTCTAAACTTAAATTAACATTTATTGGATTGCCCAAACTATCACAAAAATTTGTAAATGTGTATTCAAGATTATTATTGTCTTCAGGTCTTGGTTTAACCCATTGATTTTGTTTTAAATTTGATGGTTTTGATGATGTTTTTGTTACCAATCCTAAAAAACCACCACCTGTTGTAATTCCCGTATTAATCCATTTATTACCATCATATACCAATAATTCATCTTTAGCAGGTGAATTAATACTAACATCAGTTAATTCGCTTAAATTTGTTGTTATTGTTAAACCAGAATTAACCCAATTAGAACCATTATACATTAATAAATTTCCAATACTCGGTGTTGTTATACTAACATCAGAAATATTATTTAAATCAATGCTATCAACTGATACAATACCATCACCATCAATAGAAATACCATCACCAATTCTAATTGCACCCAATGTAATATCACTAGCCATTGGTAAATCACTAGGTGTTATTGTTGTAGAAGCATTTTGATATGTTATATTAGCCCATTGGACTTCCAATTCAATATTATTCCAATCAGATGAACTTATATAAATTGTTTTATTAAGTGATTTAGATAACCTCATGTTAATGGTTACTGAAACATCATCATTAGGTAAAATTTTAATTGTTGTATATGGTGTAATTTCATCACCTGTTGGTGTTGTACCCAAATTAACATATGCAATTTCACTACCTAAATTCGTAATATATACCATCCCTAATGTTTGTCCAGATTCTAAAATACCAATACTTTGATTTGATGTAATACCAGTAATGGTATATAAATTAGGTAATGTGGTATCACTAACATAACTATCGTCAAGATAAAAACGACCAGCACCATCTACTAAAATGCCCCCATCATTTCTTACAAAACTACTAGATTTAAATTTATGTGTGTGTGTTGTTCCAGTAACTAAATTTATAGTAGTATTATCAATATCACTTGGTGTACCTAAACAAACATTTTGATTATTATATTTAATTAAACCATTCGTAAATCCAGTTACAAAACCTTCACCCCAAAAACCATTACCATTATCATCTGATGTAAACACCTTACCCATTCCATGATTATCTAAAATAGATATTGTTCCACCACTTTTAATTATTAAATTTCCAAATATGTTTGTACATCCCGACAAATTTAATGTTTCGGTTGTTAATTGTTCAAACTTACATTCATTTAAATTTAGTTTAGTATCTAACGCCATAGTTTGTTCAATAAATTAAATTTTATTTTCAAATAATAATATATTATTCACCATTAATTATAAATACTTTAAAAAATAACACACAATCATCAAAAAGAAATAAAAAAAACCCATCGAAATCGATAGGTTTAAGAATAATAAATTGAATTATTGATTATTTTTGTTTATTTACTGCTTCAATGATTTCATCAACATTGAATAAGTTTACTGTATCATATGGAAACTGTTGAACTTGACCAGATATATCAAATTGGTCTAAATAACTAAATTTATTTATTTCTCTAACATAATTAGCATTTGGTTTAATGTTAATGTGTTCAGGATATCCAAAAACTTCTGGTTTGTTTCCAATCCAAACAACTGTTGATTGTAAATCAAGAGCAGCAGCAACATGTTGTGCAAAACTATCAATAAATAATCTTTTTGTACTTAACGGAAATACGGCATATAATTCTCTATGTGGTAAATTTAACATTTCAACACCTTGTAAAGTTGGTTGTTCTTGTGATTTAATATGTAAAATACGATATGTTTTATTAAAATGATTTACTATTTTTTGTGCTATTTCAATTGGCATATCTCTATACCAAGATTTTTTACTATATTGTGAATTTGGTGAACCACCATGTGTTTGCAATAACATTATCGGTCTATTATCTGGTTTTATTTTATCTTTTGCAATTTCTAATTCACGAGGATTAATATATATTTTCGGTTTATAACCATCGTAAGGTATGTTATACATATCACACCAAGATTCAGTTAAATGTTTTCTTTGTAATATATGGTCTTCAGAATGATAAACTTCATGTCTTAATATTATTGTATCATCTTTAATATAATCACTGAAAAAATATTGCATTTGACCAAATGTATAAAAACGAAAAACATCGGGATTATAAAAAAACGGTCCGTCCCATGATGTAACAACCACCAATTTTCTATCGGGATATTTTTTTTTAATCGCTCTACATACAGCAGTTGCCATACATTGTTTTCCATGCCCACCTTCTGTATGAAATATAACATACTTATCATTTTCAGATATTCTATCACTGTTTAATTGAATTTTATCCATAAATTAAATTTATTAAATTTTATAATTTTTTATAAATACAAAAATAAATAAAAAAAAAACTCAAAAAAAAAAATAAAAAATGGGAAATTATACAATTTCCCATTTTTATAATAAGATAACCTATGGTTAATTCATGTATGAAACTGCAAACCAACCACAAATACCTAATTCTTCAGAATATACTAATTTCTAATGAACCATAATCTGTATTTATTAATGCATTATTATTACCATCAAATTTATGAGTACCACCATGTGAACAAATAATAACATTATTTGTAAGTGCATTACCTGATACGTCTTTTATTTTGAATGCTCTACCATTCGATACTGAACTTGGTAACGTTACACAGATTGAACTATTAGTAGTATTTACCGCAATTAAATATGTTTTACCCGTATTTGTAAATGAAGTATTTGCAGAAATTCCACAAATTAAATAGTTATTATTACTATCACCAATATCACATCCAGAAACTGTCTTAA